TTGCTTTCATATTCTTCCTGTGTAATTGTTGTTGCTTCTATGACACCTATCTTGTGTACTATTGTTTTAAGTTGTAACATTATATCTGCTTCTGTTTCGCCTCTATAGTAAACATACTTAGTAAGTAACTGATTAAGATCTCTAGCATCTCTGAAATGTAATTTAAAGAAACCTACGTTCATGACTTATCTATTTCTTTTTCGTCTACTTGAATATTGACATTTGCTTCTGGCTTTTTCTTTTTGCCAAATATTATGTCCCAGTTGTCAGCATACTTGTTGTCGTCCTGACTGCTACGTCTGCCAGACCCTTTTCCGCCATGCCAATTACTCTTCTTCATCTGGATTAATCAATTTGCCATTTACTCTGATCTTAAATGTTGCTTTGGGTTTATCCTTGCTCCATTTAATGTTATCGTATCCTGCTTTATATTGTGCATCATTGACGCCTGTGGTGATCTCTGAGGGCTTTAAACCATCCTTTATACTTCTGATCTTTTTCAACTCTGGTGATCTGTCTATTAACTTCTCAGCGGCTCTTACGGTGCCTTTATCGAACTTCTCTACACTCTTTTTAGTAAAGTCATCCATTAGTCTGCTCTTTTACGCACTTCGTTGCCGAATCCTGCTAGAATACTTAATATTGTTAATGGTAAAAACCATAGACTAATTAATTCTAACATATGACCCCACATTAGACTTAGGCCTAATAGACTCATTGTGTTAACACCTAATGTTACATGTGTGCTATCTTTTTTCCAACTTTCTGGTATTTTCATATTTTCTCCTTATTTAATATTGTGATTGTTTCTTCTGTTTGCATAAGCATAAGATCATCGCCTTCTTGTTTGGCTACTTCTGCCTGCATTATACACGAACCTCTGTCCATGCCTATAAATTCTAATGTTCTGTTTGTTTTAGGGTAATCTACAACTACTTTATACAGTTCTTTAGGTGTATATAGTGTCATATCCTTACGTTGACTATCCCATACTTTATATGCTGTCATCTCTCATCCTTGTTGCTACATATATGTATTGTGTTCCTTCTGGTCTACTCCATAAGAAAGATTGTGCTTCTCGCCTACAATCGTCTAGTGTTGGTTGTACAAAAGGTTTTAAGTATTCCTTTTCTGGTTCGATAACTTTTATTATATATTCTACATTTGCCATTATACTGTCCTCGATATACGTTTATAAGATTGATTAAATTCAACACGTAATGGATATAAGTTGTTAACCATATATCCTAATGCATCATTAAAGTGGGAATAATCATTAGCACCATCTTTAGTAGGTTGTCTAGTACCCTCTTTATACGTGTGACTTCTTAATCCTTTTATAACTTTAACACATTTAGGTGATATTGTCAACCTTGTATTGTCTGCTTTACATACTGCATTTACACTTGCTATCCTGTCCTTTACACTAGGGTTTACACTACCCACTTTTAAATTAAATCCGGCATTCTTCAATATAATGTGATCTGTAATACCTCCAGCACTAGTTCTGCGTTGAGCACCACTGGCATCTGGATAGCATATACAACGTCTGTTAGGATATCGTCTTTGTATCTCTTGTACCATTTCTCTTGTATCAGTACCGTATATTTCTACTTCATCATATATATGTATGCCATTTGCATGTTTAAAGGCTATAACAGCACACCCTGGATCCAAATTAAAATCGATTCCCACGTTCAAGGTAGTGTGTTCATTGTTTGTAAAGTTCATATCTTTTATATTATGTTCACCAAATGCATAGTATATAAGTCCTGAATAATCAACGAACTCTGCTTCATACTCTTGTTTGTATGTTCTTTCATCCAGGTCAATACGGGCTTGAGCAAGTTCTTGTTCACTTACGATACCGCCTTCTGCTGTCGTGAACTGCCAACTAGCCCAATCATTAAGATGTTTTGCATCATTATATACATCATATAACCATCCTCTACCTTTTGGTGTGGATATAATCATTGCTGAACCTTCTTTATCCGATAGTGTAGGACGTATAACTGCTTTCCAGGCTTCTTCTGATATATCAGCGGCTTCGTCTAATACTACATAGTCTAAACCTATACCACGTATACTATCTGGATTATCTGCACTTCTTAGGTATATTACTGAACCGTTTACTAGGGTAAATGCTAAGTCTGATTTGTTAACTGCCTTTAACCAATTGCGTTCTTTTAACATCTGATATAAGTCATCATATACAATTTGTTTAGCCATACGATAACTTGGTGCTATGTACATACACTTTTTATTAGGATGTCTGGAGTATTTGGCTAGGCTAGTAATGGCACTCATAGTCTTACCGCTACGACGTCCACTTATTATGATTTTGAAACGATTATTATCGTTTATTATTTCTTTCTGTATATCTGTTAACTTCAAATCTATACCCCTAAAGTTAGAGAGACTCTTAGGGGTAAGAGCCTCTCTAGTGTACTGATAATGAACATACTATTTGAATGTCTGGCAACTTTCGGAACAATCGATAACGATTATATTATGACTGTTCATCATCCTGTTCTAACCATGGTAGAACATTTGTACTATCAGTATTTATCGGTTGATCGGTAAATCCAAGTAGGTTTTTCGATAACCATATCTGTATTGTTGGTTGGTTTTTATCTAATGCATTATGCAACATAGCCTGCATAAGCCTTTGTTTTGTTCTTTGTCTGCTTTTAACTACTTCGTGATGAAAGTGATCTTTAAACGTTGATTCTTTACAGCCGAAGTATTCTGCCATATCTTTATATGTTAAGTGTAGTTCTGCTAACTTTTTAACATCATCAAGGCGTATGACTGTTTTATTATCGCCTTGACCTACTATAATACCGGTTACTGTTTTCTCACCGTATTTGCGTTTAGGTTGTGTTCTTGTGGGTTCTGTTGCTCCGTCTGGTACTGCTATAAGACATTCTTCGTCTTTTTGTACTATATCAGCGGATTCTTCTGGTAATTGTTCTTTATCAGTTGTCATTGTGGCTCCTGTATATCAGTATATATCGCTACTGTGGGCGTAATAGTATTTATCTTATCTGTTTATTTTTAGTTCTTTGCGTTTCTGCCACTCACCTTGTATCTTTATGTAATTTTGTATATCTGTAGGTGTTTTAACTAACATATCGTCTATGATAACATATTGTTTTTGTTCTGCGATTAACATATCTGCTATTAGTAATAGTGTTTTGTATTGTATTTCAGTTAGATTTTCCGGCTTAACATCAACCATATGGTGTCTTACCCATGGAAATAACTGTTCATGTACAAAGTTAATTGTAGTTAATTTAATGTATTGTTTGTCTGTAAACATAATTGTATTTACAGTTATAGGAGTAGAGTAGTATGTTAATTACGGCTTTAGTGCAAATTATGAGTAAAGACTAACACCGTTTGTAATGAATCCACACACTACTCTAAAATCATAGTCCTTATCGACCCCAGTGGACTATTCTGGTATAATACACTACATGTGGGAGACAAATAGTCGGTCTTAAAATCCATAACAAACACAATCCTTAGCAATTATTAGCAATTTACGTCTTGCTTTGTTATCTTACTAGTATAACACCTTACGACTTTGTGTCAACCTTTTTTTAACACTTTCCCACTTTATAAATTTGCCACATTGCATACATACTCTTTTGGCTTTGTGTGGTCCCCAGTTGCCTCTAATTAACATAGTGTCGGTTTGTTTGCACATTAGAATTCCTCAACTATTTCCATTGTTTCATTACGCCAATATCCTGTAGCAACATAAAATTGTTTTTGTTTTTTGCTTAAACCACCTTCTTCTAAGTCTATTTTATATTGATTGTCACCTAACCATAGCATAGTGTGAACACTATCTTCGTCAGCCCATAAAACAACTGCTGTTTTAGCCACTATGGGCATATTTTTAGGTGTTCCGAATTTGTATGTGGAAACATTCTTTAATTTACCTATATAGGCACTAGTAGTATCGGGTAAATTGCTTATAAAGTCTAATGCATCTGCATATCCCCACCAGTCCTGTTGATCTGCGGGTATATTTGCTATAAGTTCTCTTTTGCGATCATAATGTGCTAATTTACAACTATACTGTTGTGGTCTATCTTCATTTTTAACTATGCTGACTCTTAGTGAACGTCTTTCAGGATGATTCTTCCTTGGTTGATCCAGCGACACTCCAATAACACTTACAATTGGAGCAACATGCTCCGGAGGCGAAGCCTCGAGCGAAGCTCTGCCAATAGAAGTCGAAGACGAACTAGATTCGCCTTTAGAGCGAGTCTTGTGTAAGTCTAAAATATGTAATGTATCTTGTATATTAGTATTATTATATTTTATATTATTTTCGCTCTGTTTCGCGGTATCAGTAAAAGATTCCACTAGATCTCTTATATCAGTAATTTTATTCATTGT